GCCTGCCGAAGATGAGTTTACCACCGCTCATCTCTCTGATGGGACCGTGGCCCCCGATGGTAAGGTCCCACTCGCGGGATTTCTTCTTCATTAACTTCTTGAGAAAGCCGCCTCGGATCATGTTGTCATGCTCGACGCCTCCGAACTCATGGGTATGACCGATGATGCCTGCGATCTTGAATGAAGGACCGACTACGGCAGACTCTTTGCCTCGGTCAAGCCCCCACTGGATTGAGTTGCGGAGGAGGCTATTGTGTGTCAGGGGTTGCTTACCAACGGGCGCTTTGCTTTTCCCACCGGCATGTTTAATAGAAAACTTCATGGCTGTGCGGACGTAGGTAGCCTGACGGACTAAGACCCGCTCAGTGGCTTTACGCTTCGCCTCAAGCACCGGCTTTGGGTTGAAGTAGTATCTAACGGCTCTGGTCATTGTAAACCTTTACCATAGCGTCCCAAGTCCAAGGGTCTACCAAAACGTATCCAGTGACCCTTTGTTTGAATATCTTATCCTCCATGCCGATAATGGCTAGGGGGATCTCTTCGTTTGTCGCGATCAGTACCGCCCCTTTTGCTGACTCAGGGATGGCGACCGGCGACACGAAGAGGATGGTGTTATCTTCCTTTATCCCCATCACGCAACCCATAGGCACCAGGGCGGCGAATAGGAGGCTTATCGAGAGGACCATCCTGAACATCAATCGTTACCTTTCGAGCGGGTGTCGATAGGACCTTCATGCCGATATAGACAAGAAGGCCCTTCAGAATCGACAAGAGGGCAAGCAGCCAACTAGGCATCTTCTGCCTTTACGTCAACTTGCTTGATGTTGGCCCAGTGCATAGCCCAAGTCTTTACCTCGTCGAGGGCAATACTGTTGAGCTTACCGTTGTTGGTCTTCTCGTAGAACGCGATGAACTGGCGCGTAAAGAGTTCAAGCTTATGCGCGGCCTTGGCGATGGCAGGATCGTCTTCATGGGTGCCGTAGTCATCGGGAACGGACGAGTCGATACCCTCGAAGATCTTGAACGCGATGCCCTGGTAGGCTTCGAGCTTCTTCAGGATGTCGTACTTGCCGAGATACTTCAGGACGGCTTTGGTGATGAGCAGGGCGCAGACGAGCCCAACGACGATGGCTTGGATGATGAGTTCGTAGTTTTGCATTTCGTATCCTCCTTGTAAAAACGCTTCCTAAGTGCTGAAAAGAAAATAGTGTTGTCTACCAAGATGTCCCGCTTCTTTGACGCCGCTAGAGCTTTGCGATCCACATAGGGGTTTACGTCTTCGGGGCCAATGGCCTTTTGCTTCTTCGGGTTCCTGTTCACATTGAACAGAAGCGATACGATGACGCTTAACGGTTGCCAGTAGAGGTTCATCCGCTCCTTGTAGATCTTATGGATCTGACGAAGCGTTAGCGGACCAGGGTCGCAACCTATTATGGCTGCGGTGCAGTAGATGTGGTCCCAGAGGCGCTCTGCTGAATTGCCGTCCTCGCCATCTCCTTCGCATCCATCTTGTCCAGTTCCTTCTCCACTTCCTCCATCGCCGCTTCCTCCGCTTCCGTCATCTTCAGGAGAACCTTCCGAAGGATCTCCCTTCGGCGCGGCGGGAAAAAATTTATGAGACCTTCGATCAGAGCTTCGGTAGCTGCCTCGATAGCGTTACCATCGAAGCCGCAACCAAACGCCTCATCACTTACCCCACGGGCGTCGGCCTGCTCTTTGCAGACAACGTACAGGGTATCGACAAGGACCATCGGATCTTCTTGCAAGGTGGTTAGGACGGAACTGCTCTTTGATACTACATCTAGGAGATCGATGCCGAGGGTGTTTTTAACGCGCTTGATTGAAGTGGTGTTAAGCGCCACATCCCAGGTAGCTCCCTTGCTGTCTTGAAAATCTGTCACTGTATGCCCTCCATAAAGGTGAGAGGGAAAGGATCACGGAGGGCATCCGTAATCCAAACCCCCTCGGAAATATACTACAGGAACCCACCACGGTCCAACCATGCGGTCTGGACTTCGGTGAACGTAGGTGTCGCAGTAATGTTCGCCGTCATCGCATCCTCAAGACCCTCTTCGCGAGTGAAGTCATTGATTGAGAAGTTGGTGATAAGGCCGGAACCGGTGCCGTCATGTGCGCCAGGTGTTGCTTCAGCCGTGTAAGCCTCATCGAGGACAGACAGACCGATAGGCGTTTCATTGAGCCATGCGCTCAGGAAGGACTGGAAAGCTGCGCTCTCGGGGTCCCACTGAATCTGCATATCAACACTGCCATCTTTCAGCGTACCAACAGTCGCACGGAACCCATTATTACCACGGGTCGTTACGTCTGCCGTCGCCTTCTCCAGGTTGAGCGTCACATCTTTAGCGATGGTCAACTCAACGCCGACTCCACCGGAGATGTCGGGTTTATCATCATTAGCGGCATCTGCGCTAAACCCCCCATCTTCGTAGTAGAGCTTACCATTCATGCCCAGTTTAAAACCCATTTCTTTCTCCTTCGGGTAAACAGATAAAAACAATCTTGCGGCTATAACACTTTCTCATCCTTGCCTGCGGACGGCAACAAGCCGTCGTGACCCGCAAAGCAAAGAAGTTCAATACTCTTCAGGATATGGCGAAAGGGTAGGGTCTACCGAGTGGTTCTCTTTCGCCTCGATCTGATTCATTCTTCTGCCTTGTTCGATAACTGGGGCAAGCCAATCATGCGCCCCGTAAATTTTGTATTCACCAAAGGGTCCACTGACAATAAGATCCGGTTTTCTTCCTCTGACAATCTCTCTCTCAGCAGGCAAAGCCCTGGTGCATAAACAACACGTTGCGCCAACTGCTCCGGCGAGAACTGCGGCGACAAGGAGCAACCTATAGTTGTTGGCAAGCTTTGCTGCTGCATAGTCTCTCCACATCAGGCGAAGTATTCTTCGGTGTCCCATTCCTCATCACCCTTCGGATCGGGTACTGGGATTACCCACTTGCCATCCGACCGTTCGCGAATCAAGCTTACATACTCGAAATCAGGGTCAGACTCTTCACGGTGAGCGCACATATGCTCACAAGCCGAGGTGGCCGCTTCTTCTGTGTCGAAAACATATTCGTCAGGCATTGATGTCTCCTATGCTCTGGGGAACTGGTATTTGTAAGGGTGAGTGACATCTAGCAGATCCACACGACCGGACATTCTGGCATAGATGCCTTCGACCTTCTGGCGGTTGGTGGTGTCGGTAACGTCTAGCACGACCGCCCCGAAGAACTCGCCACGGGGTTTAGACGTACCCGCCTTGTTTGAGAAGATGCTGAACTTGCCGTCCGTCCCGACTGCCGTATCGTATGTGGTCGGGTTGTCTGGGTTGTCGCCTAGCACACCATTCAGATACACGCTAATCTCTGCGGCGACCGTCTTGTCGAATACTGTACCCCAGATAGCCCAATCGTCCTGCCCTGTGCTTGGCTTGCCCATGCCGTCCGGTGTTGAAATGTTGCTGCCAAGTATGTCGCCCCAGAACTTGCCACCTGTGGTGTATCCAGAACGGAAGTTCCATTCATGCGCGCCAACATCATCATCAAGGAATGACCATAGGCTATCACCCTCGCCAGACACATTGTCTACCTTAGCCAAGCCAATGATCATTGTGTCACCATCTGCCGGAAATTCAAAGTCTGCGTCGAACAGAGAGTCCACGCCGTCCATGTCTAGGACGTTCAGGTCGTTGAGCGTCTTCGTTCCAGTGGTAGGTCTCGCCGTGCCAGTCTGCCCAACGTCATAAGTCCCGACTGAACCAGAGTCCTCGAGCACGTCAACCAAGCCGCCCGTGTCGGTGATGTTGCTCACGTCGGTCGGGTCGTACAGCGCACGGCTTGTGATGCCCGTTAGCTCAAGGTAGTCCGGTATGTCCGCGGCCAAAGCTGCAATATCGGTATCCGTAAGCGTGCGGTCATATACGCGCACATCATCAAGATAGCCAGTAAAGTATTCGTAAGGTAGATTGGTTGACCCGTAGCGAGAGCCGAGAACCATTTTTGAGATATTAGACCAGTCTATTACGGAAGTCCCCTGTTGTTTTTCCAACACCAGAGCGCCGTCTAGGTATGCCGCCATACGTTTTGACGTTCCTCCTGTGGTGTCAAATGACATGGCTAGATGATGCCAACCGTCTGACACAGCAAGCATCTCAACGCCAGTTGTATAGTTACCAGAAGCGTTCTGTTGTATCTTTGCTGTGACTTTGCCGTCTGTCCCAAGCAAGAACCCTGCGCGATGTTCCCCCCCAAGGATATTACAGAGAGCGAACGTGTAGCCAGCTAAGCGCGTAGCCGGTAGGTAGACCCAGGATGCCAAAGTAATTGACGATAGAGTAAGGGCCATCACACCGTTTTTAACTTCAGCCCCCGCAAACTCCTGCGCGCTGTCGATGCTGCCCACCACCTGATTGGTGGTGCCGGAAGGAGCCAGGTCATAGTTTCCGGTCTCGTCATCTCCGGTGGCGTCATCTAGGGTATAGCGCGCAAGATAATCATTGAAGACCGGAGTCGCCCCCTGTGGTGGTGTTGCTGCTACTGCGAAAGCTGGCCTCATGCCGTATCTCCCTGGAAGTAGAAGTTGTTCGCCACGTCTGCTGCAACAGTTGCCATCGCATCTTCACCGGCGAGAGCCGTGTGGGCGTTCCGGTTATTGATCGTGGTGCCGCTTGCAGTGAGCGTTACAATCCCTGCGCCCTTGTTGACGAGAACACAATTGAAGCCAGCGCCGAGTCCAGCAGGAACGGTCAGCGTGATAGCCGCTGCGTTGCTCAGCGTGACGATCTTACCCGCATCAGTTGCTGCTAGAGTGTAGGTCGTTCCCGTCTGGGCATTGACTGCTGACACCTTCGGCAAGGCATATGTTGTGACAGCCGTTGCCGTGGTCACGGCATTTGCCGCTCCCGATGTAACCGTCAGATCCGTACTGACCGAGGTGATGTTCTGCCCACCATCGAAGGCAAGGTATTTGCCGGACGCAAAGTCGAGCGAGGAAGCAATTGCAACCGTGTGTGAGCCTTCGCCAAACCTAACCTCTGTGATGCTACTGGCATTGCCTATGACAAGTTGGTTCGCCTTGCTGACCTCTGCACTTTGACCCAAGGCAATGCCGTAATCGTCGTTTGCTTGCGCCCCGTGACCGATAGCAATGGCGTAATCCCCTGCTGTGGCAGCGTTAGCCCCGACGGCAATTGAATAATCGGAGTCAGCGTCAGCAGCCCCGATAGCGATGCCGTCTTCTCCCGCCGCTGCGCCATCACCAACCTTAGTTGAATTTAGGCCACTGCCTAGTATGTCTTCTGTGAATGCCATCGTGCCGTCAGCATCGCGAACGGTGACAATACGAATGTTACCGGTTGTGATACCGGCAACCTGGAAGGACAACTCTTTGGTAACGTCAAGATTGTCGTAAACATGGAAGAGCGCATCCGAGAAGGTGACCGCAGCGCCACCGGCAGCGGAGCCACTCACACCGATAGGGTTGCCTCGGAGGTCGATAACGTCGGGGCGGCTGAGTAACGTCCCGATAAACTCCCAGGTGCCGCCAGAGACGGTGCTGTACTTCAGAGGCACACGGGCGAGAAGGAAGGCTACCGTATTCACGGAGGCAGGCACACTCACGACGGCAGTGCTGTCCGAGTCATTGTATGCGTTGGTGTCGTTGGCATAGGTGTCAACTGCCAGATTGACGCAGAGCTTACACTCACCCGTGGTCTTGTTGATTACCCCGAAGAACATCAGGTTATATCGGTTGCCATTCGTGATAGCCGTACCATCTGCAAGCTCAAGGGCCGCGTTTAGGTCAGTGACTTTCGTCCACTCAGCACCGTTCTTGTTCATAATGTAGATACCGTCAACAGCGACACTCAAGGAGGGCCAAGTCTGCTGATGCATCTGGTATATCTTACCACCGGCAGAGGCGAAGTCTACGTTATCTGGAACCCCTGAATTCGTCGTGATGGTGGCTGTTGGGTTTGCGCCGTTCAACCAACTGGCACCGAAGGCGCGAATGCGCTCTCCGATGAAGGCCATTCTACCACGCAGGTTGTTCTGGACAGCATCCGTGGTCCTCTGGTGGCGAAGTGCGCCGTCTGTCGCGGTCTTAGCGGCAGACCACACCGAGGTGTAGGCAACAAAGGCCGCGCCCTGACTAACTGCCGTCAGGTCGGGGAATGAAGTCTGGGCCTGAAGTTCGAGAGGAGGCCCACCACCACCGACATTGACGATGATATAGTTCTCCTGCGGTGCCGTATCCGTACCGGCTGTAAGCTGCACCCGAGCCTTGCCCCCAACACCGGCACCCGTCGTGCAATCCAGAAGATAGGTAGTCCCAGAATTCTGGACCGGAAGGTCCCCGCCACCATTCTTCTCAACGTCCATGTAAATATTACCGCCGGACTCGTAGACGGTGGTGTCTGCCTTCTCGAAAACACAGCCGTCAAACTCATACTGGTAGTTATCAAGTTGGGGACTGACAAACACGACACCGTCGGTTGCATCTGAGACAAGCACCATGCCCATCCTAATAGCCTGAGCAGGGAACGTGGGCCTGCTATCGGAGAGCATCCCAGGTGTACCGTTCAGGAACACCTCTTCGTCCTCGGCCAAAGTTGAGGTGTCAAGCCCCCGAACCTTGCCGAACACGGTCACCACCCCGACACTGCCTAGAGCAGAATCTATATGGGTGGTAGCCAAGCCTACAATGTGCTGATGTTGATACCGTGCGGCATCGGCAGGCGCGACTTCTGGTGTTCCTGTTGCTGCGCTCTTGATGTAGACTGCTTGGCCGTTAGGGATGGAAGTACCTGTGTTGTTCTCGACAAGCACCACCGTTTCCTCCCCGACTTGAAGAGTGAATGCAGTGAACTCATTGTAAGCATTCAGCGACCCGTCCGCGTAGAACACTTTGCCTGGGGAGTGTGCGCCTGGCACGGCCTGCTCGACGAGCCAATTGTTCGTCTTCAGCAGATCGACAACCTGTTCGATAGTCAGCTTCTCGTTAACCGGAGTACGGGAGGGGTCCGTCACCACCTGGAGCAGTTGAGCCAGGTCGGCAACAGTAGCCGCGGGGAGATCCTGAATAGGGGTGCTACCACTACCGGCGGCCCACTTAACGGACAGGTCCGCTTGAACGATTGGGGCGTCTCCGGCAGTCTTAGTACCTTCAACGGCAACCGCGTTGGTAGCCAGAACCTCTTCCGTAGGGTTCCCGCCTGTGCCATCTGTAATAAGGACTTCTTTCGTCGCGCCCATTGTAATCTCCTAAACCGTTTGGGTTCTCTCGGCTACATAACTGACCCGGACAACAGACGAGAACAGTCTCTCCTTGTCTATCCTGGTCGGGTCGTAAATCGGTACGTTTTCCATTCTCACATATTTGAAAGGAGAGAAGTTCTCCCGCATTACGCCTTCTTTGATCTCGTCAACGAAGCCCAACATCGTGTCGATCTGAGCGTCTGCCGTTCCCACCACGGCATTGGTGCTGCGAACGGTCACAATCTGGATAGTGTAGGTGACATAATCCGAAGACCTGGTCGCCGTCTCTTGCGTCTCTTCGATGGGGATGATCCAGACATTAAGATCCTGAACCTCAGAGAGATCGTCCTTTACACGATTACGTCGCACAGCCGTAACGGCCTGCGACAAGGTGAGGCTATTGACAAAGTCTTTGAGACTCTCAGCTAGCGTGACAATCGGCGCTGTCATTGAACCCTAGTGCCTCCACCAATTTTGTAATCGAATCCCCCTTGCGGTAAACAGCCGCACGGGGATACTTCTTCGTTATCTCTTTAGCCGCGTCCCAGTCGCATGTATGAACCACATAGGGGACCCTCGACTGTTGTGTTTCAATGAAGTGTATTACCTCTTCGCCGTCCGACCCTTGTAGATGAAGGTCGAGGATGACGCAGCGGATATCGTCACAGTTTTCTTGGATGAAGGTTATCGCGTCATCTACGGTAGCAACGATCTTTGACTCTAACCCTTGTAGCTTTACCATGTGGCTCAACATTCTGGCGATACAGTAATCGTCTTCAACTATCAGCACTGGACCGTAGCAATTGGTCTGCTGCCGGAACAGTCTTGACGCATCGAGAAAAGCTTTGACCTCACTCATCATGGTTTGGTCCTTGGCACTTTCTTATAAGCACTGCGACTGAGCTTAGGAGGTCCTGCGTCTCTTTCAGCATGGTGGTGAACTCCTTATGCCTGGCCTCGCGCTCTTCCGCATGTTCCTTGTGGATGTTGTTAAGCAGCAAAACGAACTGCTTACGGTCTTCGTCTCGCTTGAAGTACAACCACCGGCAAACGTATGCTGTGACAGCCGCCAGGCCCCAACCACCGTGAGCCGACAAAAGCTTAGACAGCGAAGCAACAAAAGCAGCCATCCTATTCCTCTGAAATTCTCTTGGTGTGAATTCTAAATCTCATGCGGTGCATGTCTTGATCGTATGGCTGATCTGACCCGAAAAGTGGCAACACCTCATATTCGTATGTAACAAGCCCGATGGTCTCTTTGATCTTATCGCCGACCTTCGGATAGTCATCAACGCCGATAGCGTCAAACTCTCCAACGAGAATAAGGAAGTCGCGAGACTCCTCACGAATCGTCGTGACGTAACTGTCTATGCTATCATAGACAGTCCGACCAAGCTGCGCTTGCATCGGATAATCAGAAATGGACCGCACATACACTATATTGACAAGTGCCTGTGCGGTCCTTTTATCCTGTAACCATTGAGCAGCCTTACTAAAGACTGTCAATTATCGCTCCAACCGGACGCGGACGAGAACGTCAGCTTCGGCAGCAGCCTGAACCGCGATACCCATCTTCTGGTTGACCGTGTCAACGATGTTTGATGCAACGTTGGCACTGACATCCCAGTAGACGATCTGACCGGCAGTGAACGTACCGACGGCGTCGGCAGTGGTGGCAACATCAAAGATGCCGACAACACTCAGGACACCAGACTCGGTGGCGGCGATGTCATCCTTCGCGACACCGATGAACGTACCCACTTCAACTACTTCGCCAGCGGCGGCAGCAGTCGTTGCAGGAGCGGGGATAACATCCCCATTTTGAATAAAAGTTGCCTCGTAGGCCATCTTTCTATCTCCTTCAAAAAACCCGTAAGGGTAGGGGTGCCTCTCCTGTTGAGAGGCGACCCCTCCAAATTAAAAAACTGTCTTAGGCACCGGCGTTCTTGACCGAACCGTTGGGGTCGATCTGACATACGCCGAAGTCCATGTAAGCGCGGAAGACACGACCCAGGTAACGCACGTCGGGCTGAGTCTCTTCGATGACCGGACCTTCGCGACCGTTCAGGTACGCGATACCGTAACTGGCGATGCTGCGGGGGTCCGCAAACAGATACCAGGCTGTGGTGCTGTAGCCGGTGATGCCGGTATTCGACAGGAACGGAGTCGCAAGAGGACGATACTTGCTCTTGTGAACGTTCTTGTTGTTCACAGTGGCATCTTCGCCGGTGATGATGAGGTCGGAACTGTAGAACCCATCGGCAGTGGCACTGAGGTCACTCGGAACGAGCATGTACTCAGGGCTGATGGCAATGGCGCGGCCCTTGGCGTCGGTCTGCTTCTCGAAGAGAGCAATCGCGGCGTTCAGCGCGGTGATGCTGAGAGCCGAACCGGAACCGGTCAGGAGGTTGCCATTGTCAGCGTGGTAGAAGCTTCCGGTGTTGGCAAGGACGAGAGTCCAGAAAGCCTCTTCACGCTTCTGCCATGCGTCCCAACCCATTTGGGCGGGGATGACCGAGAACGCGCCGAGATCATCATTGATGATGTCCTGACGAGTCAGACCGAGGAGTTCACCATAGGTCTGGATGCTGTAGGTGTACTTCTCGTCTTCGATGGTCTGATGCTTGATCTCGCCACCGTTCTCAACGAGTTCCATGCCACCACCGGCATTTACGCGGGTGTTGGTGTGGGTCTTGAAGTCGTTGGCGTTCAGCTTCTTGGAGACCATCGTGGCGATAGACTCACGGGCGTTGTAGCCTTCCCAGAGCATCTTGTTGGCAACGTTGCTCAAGACGGTGGGGAAAGTGCGGGTCCTGAAAGCAGCCTGCGCCCATTCGTCATTGGTCGAACCAATGCTCGGGACAGCGATGCCGTCAGTAGCGCAGGATGCGGCCATGACCTCTTTGAGACTCATGTGGCGCATCTTGTCGGCACGGTCCAGAGTCTCTTCGCCATAACTGGCTTCGAGACTCTTCTGGCTCATGCTTGTGTTACCAAGGGCAACAGCAGCCTCGATAACTTTGGCATCTGCCTTGTCGCCGCGGACGATAACGCCAGGGGCTGAAGGACGGGAGTCACGCGCTTTGACGATCTCCGAGATACTGGCTTCGACGGTGGTGGTTTCCCACTTCTCGGCGATGGCCTTACTCATCAGATCGGCATAATCATTGCCGCAAGCGGCTTTGATCTCGGTAACGCGCAGCTTCTCAGCCAACTCGGCGATCATCGGATCAGCAGCAGCCTTAACAGGCGCGACCTTCTCTTCGATCTTAGTCGAGGCAAACGTTGCCTCAATCTTAGCAAGCTTATCGGCATCCAATGCCTTTACGCCTGCTTCATCAAGCCCAAGGTGAGCCTGAACCCATGCGAGGAATTTGGGGTTCATTTTAGGTTCCTTTCTCGCTTCAATTTTGCCCACTTCGGGCGACGAATTTTCCGGTAGTCCAAACATAGCCGCAATATCAACCTCAGTGCCGTCACGATCAGCACCGATAGCCACAACTGATACCTCGATGATCTCGGAGGCAGTAACGTGAACCAATGGGCCTGTAAACTCCTTGCCATTGATCTTCGCTTTAACACCTTCCTCGATCATCGTGGATTTCATCGGGATGGCCCCGATGCTTGCCTGATACACATGGCCGTTCTTGGCCGTGCTTATAATCTCTTGAGCCGCTGCGCTTGTGCCGGTCAGCTTGCCGGTAGCGAGGAGTGTCTCCCCCTCGCGACGGACACTGCCCTGGCCGATAACCATGTTGGTGGCGTTTACATGGTCAATAAGGAAGGGGACGTTGTTCGCTGCTTTGACCCCGTTGAGGTCGATAACGATAGGGTGTTGGAAGTTGCCAAGGCGCAGCAGGCCGCCATTGTACGCGGTAATCGAGATGGCCGGAGCATCTTCGCCCTGGGCTGCCTTAATCTCGATGTCACCGCCGGTAAACTTAAAACTAGGCATCGGGCATTCCTTTCGATGGGTCTTGCATCAGACCGAGTTCAATGAGTTTATTCTGCTCAATTGCACGTTGGTCGAGTGCAGCTTCCCAATCCTCGCCACGGGAGCCATACTCCTCCGCGAGGGTCGTGGTGTTGTTAAGGAGACGCACTGACTGCGCTTCGGCCTCTTTGAGAGGGTCCACATGGAGGCGACCGTCCCAGTACCAACGGTGGTTGATGCGGTCCGTTGCCGTGAGACCTTGAAGCAGGCCATATTCAAAGATCCAAGACCCGAAGATCTTATCAAGAATTGTTGCCTCGATGACGGACTGCTCCACTTCGATTGCTCTGAAATAGGTTTGGTGGTCTAGTCGGCCCGAGGCATAATTATATTCGCTTGAGTTCAGCGCAGCGATGTTGAAAGGAACATTCACGCATCGTGCGATCTCGTTAATGATCTCATGTTTAAAGGCCGGATAGCTGGTTGTCGGCTGCTCGGCCTTGAGTTGACGGAAGTCCCAACCAAAGGGTAGCGCCTTCGCCATGTTGCGGGTGAGGTCAAACTCATAGAAGGCGTTTACATCGTCCGCGACCTCATCGGCAGGCGCATTGGTGTGTAAAAGCCCTGCATGATTTGAAGCAGTTTCCGCGGCATCAAGGGTAGCTTTGGTGTACGTCCGTAATTGGTTGAACAACTCCAAGGCCGACTGAATCTCCGATACCCCGCGGCGTTGCCCTGCGCGATCCGTCCTGAAGTAGTGGATAATGGTCTGCGCTGCGTGTGCGACCGGCTTTTCTTGCGAAAACCCAGTAATGCTGCTATCCCCTGGGTGGAAGGGGAGCAGCCAATATCGCGAAGGGTTGCCATAGGCATCATAGTCAATACCGTCATAGTGGGTTTTCGAGTTTTCCGTCCCCCACTTGCTCTGAAGGAAATCAGCCTCATATAAGGAAATATCCAGTTTCACCTTATTCTGAGCGTTCTCGTTTGTTACCAACTCGGCCAAGACCTCACCATCGATCATCCGTGAGCTTCGCATAAGCCGAAGCTTTTCCGGCAAGCACACCTGGTCTGACCACTTGCGGAAGTCGGCTTCGACGCGCTGATTGAGGCTCTTACTGGTTGACAGGTACTGAAGGCGGGGTCCCGTTCCGATGGTGTCGTTCGCGACAGTGAGCGTGATACCCCGGGCGTAAGTGCTGTTCTGGGCCTCATAACGGGCGCGGTTCCGAATCTGGGTCCTCGTTACCTCGTTATTGTCCTGGTTGGGTGAGACGTTGTTCGCGTAAGCGAAGCGGGAGGCCATCTGGGGTCCGCTTTGCGCGGAGTCGAAGGAAGCCCGAACAGGGGCTTTCATGCCTTCGGGGCGAAGCACACCCTTGATCTTGACATAGCCGGAGTCACTCATTGTACCGGTCCTGGCTGAATCATCCGAGCGTTACGGCAAGCGAGGAACGGATTTGATACCGCCTTGCTCTTAACGTATTTATCCGCTTCGATGAGGTCATCAAGGTCGTATGTCTCGAACGACCCGTCATCATCTGACGCGCGTTTGACGTTTGCCGCGATTGCATCTGCTACGGGATCTGCGCTCATGCGAGATTACCTCCTATATACATATTGAGCCGATAAGGTAAGCATTTGCAAAGGTAAAGGAAGTTTAGGGACACTTTAGTATACATGTAGACAAAAAGAGACCTCTCGGGTAGGGGCCGAGAGGTCTCAGGGTGCGCGAGGTCGGGGAGGACGTTCGCTGATTTTTAAAGACCAGAGCTATTTGAGCTTCTGAGAGGGAGGCCCCGATCGCTAGAACGAACGGAGCCTCGTGTACAACTTCAAGAGCCAGGTAACCATACTACTTCTCTCCGGAGGCTTTGTCAACATATTATTTAAGCAGGTCGCTTGAGTACGCGGCAAGGTAGTATTCCTTCATAACCGCCTTGGTGGAAGCCGGTCTAGCCCATGACCTCTGGAACCGTCTCCACTCAGCATCCTCGGCACCATCTTTTCCTTTCCAGAGCATTGCCATTGGCAGAAATCCGGCTTCCCAAGTCTGAACCAAACGCTTTTTTGCCTTATACATTGTATCACTAGGCCAACCGATGAGGACATAGCACCTACAGTGAGACCTAGTAAAGTTGGCTCTCCTAAGCTTCCGGCCTGCCTCTACTAAGGGTTCTAGGTCGTCTGGGGTGTCATAGGCGAAGAACATTTGCCCTGGTCTGAGGTCCCATAACATATTTGTGTGCCAGTCATCTAGCCTTGCGGCTTCGAGACCACCTGTTAACTGTACTGTAGCCTTCTGCTTTTTCAGCATGTGAAACACTTCTGTTATATGCTTCTCGCTACAGGCTAGGATGTTACTGTCTAGTAGATTATGGCCGGAGGTTACTGGAAGTTCGCGCAAGGCACCCTCCCGCTTTGGGACATCGCAGAACCAACAGTTGTTGGGACACCCCCTGGATGTTATCACATACCCCTTCTTCAAGTATCGACCTGGGACAAAGATTCCTCCTGGGTCCCCCATAGCGGGACCGCCAATGCGAAGGGGAGCTATGTGCTTCCACTGTTCAGCAAGCTTCTCGGCTAAAGGAACGTCATAAGACCAAGTGACAGATATATGGACCTCGGCCACATCGGCCAACCCTTCAGGTGGTGGGGGTCCAAAAAAGGCCAAACAATCGTCAGGACTCGCTGATGTCTTTCGAGGGAATACTCTGGCTATCAACTCCCGTCCTCTCCTTATCAATGATTTCATTGGTGTGAACTGACCGACCGCAGTGCCGACAGTTTTTATACCGGTAGATGTGATCCTGCTTGCGCTCGGTCTTACGGGTGCGGAAGTCACGGCACCCGCAGGCGGGGCATGACAGACCGAGCTTATCCTCGTCGTAACCAAAACGCTTTGGTTCCCTGCTCAACAGCCGATCCTCCGACGCTTGCGCTTTGCCTTGTGACCCAGCTCGAGGGCCTCGGCACCCTTAATCCGGCAACCCTCCATCGAAGCTGCAATGGTTGAGTAAACCAAGGTGTCCCACCAGTGGTTATCTCTCCTCTGAGGATTATCCCACTCGATGACTCTCCGGCCCTTTGCCTCCACCTCGACGCCCTTCTCCGACAGCATATGGTCAAAGAATAGCTCATGCCCCCGAGCGAAGGCAAACATCCGAAGCTCTCCGTCCGTGCCGACAGAGGACTTCAGCCGCTCACGAACAAAGGTCTTCCATGCGTTGGAATCGTAGAAAACCCGCTGAAGGTCTCGGTATTTATCGACTCGGCAAGCCCTCCACCCGTCTCCGTGATTAAGGATGTCCGATTTAGCAGACTGCTTCCTCTTCCGTGTGATCTCATTGAATTCCTTGCCTTTTGCCCCGTAAAACTCACCTTTACTCGGGAAAAATAGGCGGGAGTCACTTTCTAGCACTGACCGGAATATTATCTCCCCCTGGTAGCCCGAGTCAATCAGCACCCTGTCAATATGCCGGAGCGACCCGTCCTGCGCCGGATATTCCTTGTTGATGAGCCGGTCCGTAAGCTTATCGAGCGCCGCGCGTATCGCCGCTTCCTTGGACCGGTTCTTATAGAAGAAAGGGATGCCTTGCTTAATGGAACCCTGCTTAAAATAGTTGTCCTTCTGCTCGGGATAGACCCCGAAGTCGATAATATGCCCTGAAAACGTGTCTCTATCCCATGATACCACGGTGTAATACAACAGGTCATCATGCACATCGATTGCCGCGGTAACGCAATTGGCCCAACCTGGCACAACCGCTCTCTCTATCGTGCCGCAGCAGTTTTTCAGGTGGTTAATTGTCAGGTTGTCGCCCGAGGTCTCTCTGCGGGGCTTATTCTGGTACTCACTGGCGAAATACTCCTCGCCCATGTCCACCAAGGCGTTCATGCCGTGCTGAACAGCCGATATCTCACCCTCGTTCTCGGCAAAGCAGTGGGTCCAGGTGACCACAGCCCCTCTATCCATATCCTCTCGATTGGCCTCATAGTATTCTGTGGACTTAACCTTCGCCCGATAGATATCCTGTGGGTCATTCCGGTCAAAGTCCTGCCGGATGCGCTTATAATCCCCGAGCCACATCGAATCCTGCTCCTCCGGCACCTTCTCGAAGAAGGATATCCGCTCGGCAGACCATGCGGGGTCAGCGAGTAGCTGTTCGACCAGATCATCCTCGGCCATCACCGTTGCGGCCATAGCCACCGACAGGGTATCTGAATGGCCTCCAGACCCGATAAGGCTATTTTGATGACGCGCATCCGTTTAGCGATCTGCCCTGGGCTGTCGGCAGACTCCTCATCCTGGGGGTCATCCACAATAGCCAGAGAGGGCCGCAGGACGCGCCCGTCCCATCTGGTGAAGGAAAGACCTCTGATAGCAGCCATCAGTCCCTGGGACATGACCACAGCGTTCCTCGCAAGGTTTTCGTGGAAGTCACCCATGCTGTCGAACGCGCCTTCGGTCGA